CCTAACCGATTTAAAGAACACATTGACAACGAAATTAATGTGGTACTTAGAAATTTGAAACTGGACAACGATCCAGTTATGACAACAAAATTATACGATATGCTGAAAAAATGGAATTGGCTCAGTAATCCTGAGATAGCAAAATATTTTGAAACCAAATAACTGCAAAAATTTATACAAACACACTCAAAGGCATAACTATACAGCAAAGGTAATACAACAGATTCCGCATGACATGGCACTATCAAAACACCCCAGTTGAGACACTGCCCGAAGAATGCATAGGATTTGTTTACCTGATCACCAATAATCTTTCTGGTCGCAAGTACATAGGCAAAAAACTAGCTAAATTTTCAAAAACCACTTACAAAACTGTAAAACAAAAAAACGGCATCAAGAAAAAAAAGAAAATTAGAACCAAAATTGACAGTGATTGGCGCGAGTACTACGGTTCAAGCGAAAATCTAACTGTTGATGTCAACACCTTAGGCACCGAAAACTTCACCAGAGAAATACTTTACTATTGCACATCAAAAGCACAATGCAGTTACATTGAAGCTAGAGAACAGTTCAATCGCAAGGTATTGGAATCCACAGATTATTACAACGGCCAGATCTCAGTCAGAGTTCATGGCTCACACATCATAAACAAAATTTAAGGCAACACAAACGACACTGTGCCGGATGTTTGATTCGGCTCCATTGAGGAACGGTGAGATACCCGGTCTGGACTTGGACGTCAAAGGCAATTGCTAACTTAAGGCAACAAATGGTCGGGGCTCTGTGAAACAGATACAACCCCTGCTTATAGGACTTGGATCTATATCGGGTTACTAGGGTTCCGTTGATATGTGAAGCTTGAGTAGGGGGTACCGGTCAACCGCCTCCGCGTAGGAAACTACAATCTCATTACTATAGATGACTGCTGTCACTCGGATGATGCTTTCAATTCACCGTGCATACGGTGAATTATGACCACATAATCTGGATGATACTAATACTTACTTTTCTAATTCAAACAAATGTCTGAGCGATAGCGATAGACATAGATACACGAAGTGTATCTTGAACTGTTAGAGATTAGTATCAGGCCAATCTCTAAACAAGGCATGTTGTATAGTTGAACAATCTACAAACTGATTAAAGCTCTTGTGTTTGACTTCAAGTTCGCCTTCTAAAGGTGCTACTCTTTTAAATGCCTGATCCATTTGGGCCATGCCTGTGAACTCCATGATGATCATCCATTCAGGCATGTCTGCAATGCTACGGAATCCCATCTTGCAGCGGGTGATTCTATAGTTCTCCATGTTGCCTTCAGAGATCAAATGATCAAAGAAACTTTTCATGCCCGCGACCCATTCAAGGTCTGTGATGTCGCCTTCTTTGTTTGCCCAAATTGTGTATAAATCCATAGTTACTCCAGTGGTCCTAGTATTTCAAATCCGTCCATGTCAGATTTGTACAAGTGTGCCTGTTCAAGATACAAGTATTCAAACCCTCGTTCCTTGTAGATAGCACACTCTGCTTTCATTGTTTCAATACCCAGTCTCAGCCGGGGCTTGTGATATGTCCATGCAAATTGATCACACAAGGCATTGTGCTGATCAAATCTGCGTATCAAGCTCCAGGCTACCAGTTGATCTTGATCAAAGTATCCAATGATGTCTGCCATGGGGTCAAAGTATCGACTGTGAAATATTGGCATTACTGATGCAAAGTGTTTGTATGTGCAGTAAGTTTTGTAGATACTGTCCAACTGATCCAGTACTGACGGTTCTCTACTGGTGATATACTGCCACTTGATTGTGGGAACATAGTTGGTCTTGCTCAAGTCTATTCTAGCAAATTGATAGCTCATGCTCTGGGATCCTGTCTATGCTGAAACAACTGTTCAAGATACTGGTTGGGCCAAGAATTATAAAATCCTTTTGTATGCATTTGTGCTGCTGCTGTGTTCAGTTTGCTGAGACTTTGCAACATGGCCAGGGCATAGGTGCCTTGATTCATGCTGATGCCGTTGACAATTTCAGCATCTGCAGGATGATCTTCCAGCACCAGTAAATCATTCGCTAACAAAAAATCCTGGTTGGCCTGGTCCAGGCTAGAATGAAACAGATCATACGCCCATTCTGCAGGATCATAAGCATAGATTATGACTTCTGCTGTGCCCAAGCCGTCTCTGCAGCGATTGCGTAGATCATAATATGGGTCTGACCCAACGATGATTTTAACTGTGCCTGACAGTCGTGCTTTTCTAGCAAATGGACAAGGAGCCCAGTTGCCCAGTGCAGGATGCGGAACTTCTACAAAATTCTCTACCCAGTGCAGGATGTCTCGGGTTACAGCGTCTAAGTCTAACATTTTAAAAAAACGGCAGTCCTGTCTTTTTTGTAGTTTCTAAATTTTCTTTGATAAGTGCAGAAATGGTAGTGCGCTCATCTGGACTGAGATTCAGCGCAGATTCATACGACAACCCACCACGCATGTACCATACCATTTTTAACGCCTCTTGCTTGATTTCTCTGCTTTCTTTTTCCATTTGGTCCACCCAGTTGGAAATTTGTTCAGAGTCCAAGACTAAGAGGCGTCCTCGAAAAAACTTGTCATGTCCAAGGTAACAGCTTGTTGGTAGTCTTTTTCGCATGCAGCACATTTCAACGTCATTGGTTGAATCTCTGCTTGGGATTTTATATTAACAATGTGATCTCGTATTTTAGCAAACAATCGTCGATCACAGTGTTTCAACATGTCTTCGATGTGTTCAGGATCACTGACCAATGCGTCGGGTGTTTTTACAGCAGCAATACTCTGTGACAACGCATGCACTGTGATTTCTGTAATTTTCATCAAGGCTGCACTCAGTGCGGACATTCTCTGTTCGTTTGGCATTTCTACGCCAGGTAATGTTTCTAAGATTTTTTGTTCTTCAAACTGACGTTGATTGTTATCGTTGAGATTCTTATAAGTCATTGGTTTGAAAAAAATCTCAAGATCGCCAGCCGTCACTGGCATAGAATAGTCCGGCGCCTTCATGCGTTCCAACATTGTTCTCAAATCCATTCCGTAATCATCTTCGTTTTTACAATGAGGACAGGTGGTTGAAACTTCCATGATATGACCGTAACTGGCAATGCGAATAGCTACAAGAATAGTGTCAACATCCATAGCAGGTATTGCCCATGGATCAACAATGTTGGGTATACAACTTTTAATGACATTGGTAACAGCATTGCCGTTGAACAAGGCATCAGGAGTTCTGTAGGTAATTTCGTCAATGGCAGTCATTGGATAAACTGGCAGCTCACGGTTGGCTGGCATGGTCAACGCCCCGGGTGTATAATGCTCTCCGTTGCTGGGCAGTTTGACATAGATTGCTGGCTGTCTAAAATACTGTGTTAGCGGGTTAATTGACATGAGATTTTCCTATATAAATATAGTTATGGCAATTATTACCCAAGGCGAATAAAATATGGCTGGATTTACACCCGAAGAAGCAGCAGCAATCAAACAGCAAGAGATAGAGGACATCCTACGGTTTGGGCGAGCCAGTGACGAAACTCGTAAACAGCTAATGGACTTGTCAGTTGGCGTCAAAGGCACCACTGAAGGGCTAACTAGAAATTTTAAAGCTCTTGGCACTAGTGGAATAAGTTTAGCCAAAGAACTAAATGCAGGTGTAGTTGGCGCCAGTGTTTTCAACGATTCCATTGGCAGTGTGTCTAATGCTTTGGGGGATTTGGTTGGACTAATTCCTTATGTGGGAGGTGCTCTTAAAACGCTGGTCAAAGGAGCAAGCGAGTATACTCAAGCAGTAAACAAGCAGGCTGATCAGCTGTATAGCACCTATAAACAAATGGGTGCAATTGGTGCAGCCGGTGCCGGCGGCATGCAGTCAGTGTATGACAATCTAAAAAAACTCAATCTTGGCGTCAACGAACTAAGCGACTTTGCCAGTCTCGTTGGTGAAAATGCTCAAACTCTGGCCAGTTTTGGAAAAACAGTTGGCAGTGGTCTTGATGAATTTGCAAACATATCCAATGCAATTCAACAAAGCGATGTAGGTGCAGAATTCCGTGACATGGGTATCAGCGTCATGGAAATAAACAAAGGCATTGCTGGTTACACCAAGATGCAAAATTTGGTAGGCGGCCGTCAAAAAATGACCACAGATCAATTGATTGCTGCGTCACAAGACTACATCAGAGAAGTGGATCTGTTGGCCAAGATCACAGGCAAAAATAGAGCCGAGCAAGAAGCATCTAAAGAAAGTGCCATGGCAGAAGAACGCTATGCTGCTTACAAATACGAGTTGGATCAACGAGCCAAAATGGGCGACGAAGCAGCCAAGGCTCAACTGGCTACTGTTGAAGGCACACAAATCATGTTGGACAAGATGGCGCCAGAAACACGCAAAGGTTTCTTGAACATTCTTTCTGGCACATTAGATACTCCAGAAGCTGCTAAACTACTGATGACCATGCCTAATGCAGCAGCAATAGCCGGCAAACAAACATTTACACAAGCTGAATTTCAAGCAGCAGCACTCAAAGACATTACCAGCAACCTGCAAGGTGGCGGCCTGCAATTGGCCAAAATGGGATCTAATAATGATACATTTTTGTCTATTCAAGAACAAATGAAGCTAAAAGCCCATCTTGAAGGCGCAACCTACGATGAAAGACTGGCTGCTGCCAAAACAGGTCAAAAGTTAACCGACCAAGCCACTAAAAACATGGGCAAGATCGAAGATGCAAATCGTACATCTCGTGACAATCTCAATGATTTGGTCAATGCCGGCATAGAACCTGTTACTGCAGGTATGAAAGGCTTGGCCAACGCTACTGATGCCACTATCACTGCCATGACAAAAATGGCAGGAATGGCAGGTGTAACAGTCAAGAAGCGCGATGCAGCACCAGCAGCAGCATCAGCACCGCCAGCAGCGCCAACACCAAGTGGAGCAGCACCTAGAGCAAATATTAGTGGACAGTTAAAAGACGATTTATTAAGTCGTCTGTCATCTTCTGGAATCACTGATAAAAAAGCTCAAGCCAATGTATTGGCACAGTTTGATGCCGAGTCTGGTGGCAACACAGGCGCACAAGAAAAATTAGGCTACAGTGCCAAACGATTGTTAGAAGTATTTCCAAAGAAATTCAAAGATTTGCAGGATGCTGAATCTGTTGCATCAGCTGGACAAGAAGCCATAGGTAATCGAATCTACGGCGGCCGGATGGGCAATGCCGCAGACGAAGGATTCAAATACCGTGGTCGTGGTCTGGTACAGTTGACTGGCAAAGACAATTATAAAAAGTTTGGCGAGTTATTGGGAATTGATTTAGTTAAAGATCCAGATTTGGCTGCAACTCCTGAAATTGCCAAAGCAATTGCTGTAGAATATGTCAAACAAAAACAACAATCTGGTACAGATTTGACCAACATTGCAGATCTTGGCAAGGCCATTGGCTATGCTGGTGGCCAAGCAGAAACTGCAAAACGAGCCAACATAGCCACAGCATACATGGCAGGTGGTGGAGTAATCAAAGCCACGCCTGGTGGTGTAGATCTTGTAGCGGGAGAAGCTGGACAAAACGAAGCAATAGTTCCATTGCCTGATGGCAGATCAATACCTGTGCAAATGCAAGGAGCTGATCAACAAACTGGAATTATGGCTGAACAATTGGCCCGTCTGGATGATATTATGCGTGTGTTGCAAAATCAATTGGGTGTGTCAGAAAAGATTTTAAAGTATGCACAGTAATTGCGGTAAATACTACCGTATATTAAAGGACAACTCAAATGGCTGAACAAAAATCAGTAGGTAATGGCAGAAACGGCGGCTGGCGCAAGTATTTCAAAGTCGCCGACGGTGGCGCCAACGGACAACTCAGCCCTATTTCTGGAAACAACGCCAATGGTTTGCCTGGTTACAATCGACAAACTGGGTCGGGCAGCAACACAGCCACTGGCAACGATTTTGCTTTTCGCAACTATGCCAGCCGATTACCCGAAGTATATTCAGGTCATCCCAACCGTGTCGAACGCTACAATCAATATGAAAACATGGACATGGATTCAGAGATCAATGCATGTCTGGACATCATTGCTGAGTTCAGCACACAAAACAACGAAGACAACAATACTCCGTTTGACATAGTGTTCAAAGATACTCCCACTGACCACGAAGTGGAAATTATTAAAAAACAACTGCAACAATGGTGCAAGTTGAACAAACTGGACCAGCGCATGTTCAAGCTGTTTCGCAACACCATCAAGTATGGTGATCAAGTGTTTGTGCGCGACCCAGAAACATTTGAAATGTACTGGGTTGACATGGTCAAAGTCAGCAGAGTCATTGTGAATGAAAGCGAAGGCAAGCGTCCCGAGCAGTATGTTATCCGTGACATCAATCCCAACTTTGAAAATCTAAGTATTGCTCCCAAAACCACCAGCGATTACTATGTGAGCCGTGCCACAGGATCTGTGGGGCAGAACAACTACTCGGCACCCAATGGCGGCGGTGGAGGCGGCTATGGTGGATCAGCCGGCAACAGCAGATTCACACAGGCCATGAACGAAACCACAGTGGATGCCAAGCATGTGGTACACCTGAGCTTGAACGAAGGTCTTGACTATTTTTGGCCGTTTGGACAGAGTATTTTAGAAAATATTTTCAAAGTTTACAAACAAAAAGAACTGTTGGAAGACTCAGTGCTGATATATCGTGTGAGTCGTGCTCCAGAACGCAGAGTGTTCAAGATTGACGTTGGCAACATGCCCAGCCACATGGCCATGGCCTTTGTGGAACGAGTAAAAAATGAAATGCATCAGCGCAGAATTCCCACTGTGAGTGGTGGCGGTGCCAACATGATGGATGCTGCATACAATCCATTGAGCATCAACGAAGATTACTTTTTTCCGCAAACAGCCGATGGTCGTGGCAGCAGCGTAGACACCTTGCCCGGTGGCACAGGATTA